CGCCGACTGCCCGGCGTTCCACCCGAACGGAGACGTGCGATGACTGACCGCAAGAAGCTGGCCGAGCAGGCCGCGCGCGTTGCCTCGGCGCACGAGGTGGCGGGATGAGCAAGCTCACGAAGCTGGTGCGCGACCACCGCGAGGGGTGTCGCGCGCTTGAGCATGTCGCACGCGGATGGTGGTCGTCTCCGTGGTTCATGAACGGCGGCTCCGTGAGGCGTGACTCCATCGGGCGTCGCGTTCGCGCCAATGCGAGCGGCCAGACGTGGCTGCGCATGATCTGTAACTGCACCGACTGCGACGCCGAGATCCTTGTCCGTCGCGATGGAGTCGAGGCACTCGTGGAGGCGAATCGGGATGACTGACCGCATTCAGCTGGCCGAGGACGCGGCGTACATCGTCGGATGGTCCGTCGCCGGACCCGATGGTCACTACGATAGGGGCGGCAACCGTGTGCCAGCCCCCTCCCTCGACGACCCGGCGTTCTGCTGGGCGATGCTGGAGTGGCTCCTGGCACGCGACGAGGCGCTGTTGCTTGGCCGTGATGGCACATTCGACCGCCGACCGTACGGACAGCACGAACTCGGGGCTGCCAACGACTGGCCCGAAGCCCTCGCCCGCGCGGTGGTCGCGGCAGGGGAGGCCCCAATGCCTGAGCCCCAGACCTACGAAAGCGCGCTACGTGAGCTGAGCGGCTGCGTCGAGGCGTTGTCGGAGGCCAGCGATTGCATTTGCTGGTGCTTCAAGTGCGTCCCCGCAGGCGTTCACGACGACCAGCCTGATGGCCACCGCGAGCCCCTGTGCGAGATGACCGCCGCCGCTCTGTCTGCGGCGCATGCCCTTCTCCCTCCGCCCATCGAGATCGTCGCGAAGCTCAACGCGACTCAGGCCCCGCGTTCGACGCAGATGGAGAGCCACGGTGACCACTGACATCCAAGCACTCACCGACGCCAAGCTGTCCGCCGCCGTCGCGGTCTATCTGGTCCCGGGGATGGAGCCTGCTGTAGCTCGCATGCTTACGGCTGACGGGCATTCGCTCTACGCCGTCGACCCTGTCCTCGCCACCGAGCTACTCGAGCACGAGCGGGCGGATGGGCGGCGCTGGGCAGTCGGGCCGTTCGCTGAACACGACGAGCACTACGCTGCATGGCTTGAAGCGTGCGAGCCCGCGTACCACACCGAGGCCGCCACCTGGCCGCGCGCGCTCGCCGAGGCCGTGCTGGCACGCAAGAGGGAGGAGACGACGTGAGACATGCATGGAGAGAGGCTGGCGGCTCAATCGCCTGGGGCTGGGGCCGCTTCGCCACGAACTACTGCGTGACGCAAGCGCAGCTCCTCGACGACTACGACCTTGACGCGCTCAGGCGCGGGCACGCTTACTGGATCCTGATGCCATGACCACATGCACTCAGTGCGGCCGGCGCGAGACGACGACATGAACGACGAAGCGAACTCCGAGCTGGACCGAGCCATCCGGACCATCCTCGACGGCGACGCGCGGCTACCACCAGAGGCTACCTGGACCTCCACGCCGCCCACGGAGCCTGGGGATTACTGGTGGAGCGAGCGCGTGGGCCAGCAGTGGTCGGACGTACATCGGGTGGACTCGCGCGGGCCTTGGTCGCTCAAGAGAGGCCATCTGGTGCGCGACGGCATCTGGCACCCCGTGCCGATCAACGTGCCGCCGCTGCCGGAGGGTGGGTGATGCGCGATTGCCCTGTCTGCTATCGCGACGGCGGGCCGTGGCCTTGCCGGCCGTCGTGCTGGGTTCACGCCGTGATGGCTACTGGATTCGCCCTGGCGATGCTGGTGGACGGAACCGGCACGCTGCTCGGCTGGTGGTAGAGTCCCCGCCCCACCCTACACCGCGGGTAGGCCCCTGTCACGCAGGCTCCACGCTGCCCATCACCCGCATGTCGAGCTCGTCGCCCAGCTCGAGCCCCTTGGCCGCCTCCGGCGACAGCGTCACGCTCACCCCGCTCCACGGCTCGGCAACCAAGAACCGGCCACTCAGGTTCAGCGCCGTGGTGTTCTTGATCTCCATGGCTGGAGCGCGGCCGTAGTTCCCGGGCCTGGTCCACGCCTTCCAGTCCTGGAACGCGATGAGGTCGCTGGGTGCGTTGCTGGGCGTGTTCGGTGTGTCTGGGTCGTCGTCGTTGTCGTGGTACTCCGGCCAGTTCACGAAGTGCCCCCGACCGAACACCTTCTCGCCCGGGTTGGCCTCGAGCCAGGCTGCAGCGAACTCTTCGTCTCGGCCGATGTAGCTCTCGCAGCCCTTGATGATGGCCGCCTTGACGCCCTGGATGGTCAGGTGCGAGCCACCGTCGCGGAGGCCGCAGTCCTCGAAGACGCAGTCCGTGACCTTGAGGACGGCATCGCTGTGGCCCGACTCCCGCTCACGGCCCACATGTTGGTAGCCCGTACGCCCGCAGCGTCGGAACTCGCACTCGAGGATGACGTGCCAGCCATTCTCGTCCGGCACCGAAGAGTGATCGTAGATCCCGTGCTCGCGCTTGATGTTCTCGAACACGCAGTACGCGGCGTACCCCCTCCACCGGTAGACCTGCATGCCCCACTTCGACTCAAGCCCCGACCGCGCTGAGTGGTCGTAGCCGCCATCGAACAGGCAGTGCTCGATGTTCAGGTCGAGCGGAGCGTGGTCCTTGTTGCTGTTGATGATCCCCGCTCGAGGCGACACCTCGATCCGGAAGCCACGCAGCGTCAGCGGTTGGATCGCCCCATGCACGGGGAAAGAGATCGTGTCCTGGTTGCTGGCCTGGATCACCGCTCCGTGCTTGTTGCGGGCCGTGACCAAACCGCCCTTGGCCTGGTCGACCTTGCCGACACGGTAGGTCCCGTCCTCGACGACGATGGGTCCCTCGCGGTTCTCGATCGCCCAGCGCAGGATGTCTCCGCTCTGATGGAGTATGACGCCTGTCTCGGCGTCCGTGGCGACCAGGCCGGCGACGATGGTGGTGGGGTACTGCGCGGGAGGGTAGGAGGCGTCGCGGGGGATGCTCACGGGTCTTGGGGTTCCGGCGGCTCGCTCGGGCACGACGGGTCGGGCGGGAACTCAGCCTCAAGCGCCTGCCGTGTCTCGCGCACGCGAGCGGCCCACGCCTGGACCGTTTCGCCCTCCATCTGCGTGACCGTAGTCGGGCCAATGATCTTGCAGATGCCGTCTTCCTTGTAGCCCCATGCGGGGATCACGGTTGAAGCCACATCATCCTCCAGTGCCACGATTGGCGGTTGTCCAACTCGACGCGTCAGCTCCTTCGCCAACGCCTCGGACTGCTCAGTCTGTATCCAGGCCCAGATCCACAAAGCAATGACAAGTGCGACGGCGGATATCAACCCCCAACGCACGTGGCCATTAGTCTGGGAGATCCGGGAACGAGATCGACCCACCGTTGGCGTTGGCCGTCCTCGTCAGTTCAAGCCAGTTATTGAACGTCGTGCGGGTGAGTCGGTCTGCGGTCCTTTTTTCGATGTTCTTGAATCCGTCTCGCATCTCGACCTTGAGCTCGTGAAGCGCCGCCTTCTGGGCGTCATCGGACAGCCGGCCCAACTCAAGAGCGTGATCCATGTCGAGCTTTGCCACGATCGCCCAGATCAGCGGCGTCATCATCGCGACCACGAGGCCGATGGACATGCCCGTGTTCTTCGTGATGACGAACCCAGGCGGCTTCTCGTCCCGCTCGCTCATACCCACAGCCCCTGATGTTTCACGTGAAACATGGTCAAAATCCGATCGTGTCGCCAATGAAGTCGAACTCGCTCAGCAGCGGTGGCTGGCCCATCGACGTGGCCAGGCCCTCGGCGATCGGATCGGCCCGCTCCCGGCTGATTGAGGCCACACCCAGGGTACCAAGCAGACCGGCTCCGATCGCCTGAGCGGGCCGCGGCTCTTGGCCACGGAGCATGGACTCAGCGACACGCTTCGGGCCCGTCAGGGCGATCGGTGTCACCGAACCCAGAATGTGGGACGCGGTCAGGGCCGTGTTCCGCAAAGGGCTGTCTGTGTGCGCGATCGTCCGGCCGAAGCCGCTGTTGTTCCCGACGACCTCGACGAACAGGCCCGGCAGCGGCGCCACCTTGGAGCGGAGCCGGCCCAGGATCCAGGTCTCGTACTTCTCCTGGTCGATGGCCGACGCGAACTCGAGCGCCTCTTTGTAGGGTTTGCCGATCGTGGCGTAGAACTCGTCCCCGGGCAGGGCCACGGACAGCCGCTTGCCCTCGGGGTTCTCGTGCATCCAGCGCCCCACGAACGCGTGGTTCAGCAGGTTCGTCATTACCAGACCGCCGAGTAGGGCGTTCCGGTACAGGCGCCGGCTCGTCGCTGCGGCCACATCCCCGGGCGTCATCATCCGCCCCATGACCGACCGACTCAGACGCCCCAGCCCCAAGGCCACGCCAGCGCCCCCCAGGACGCCGCCCAGGCCCACCTCCTCGATGTTCCAGCCAGAGTCAGCCATCTCGGCCGTGAGGCCAATGGCAGCGCCCATGGCCGCGTTCTGGCGTGCCGTGGCGCCCAGTAGGAGGTTGCCGGCGCCGACCAGGTTGCCCACCGTCCAGTCTGGGGAGAGGAGCAGCCCCGAGGCATGCTGGTGGAACGTCGGGTCGGACCACAGGCGGCTGGCCATATGGCCACCGAGGGCACTGTTGATGACCTGGACGATCTCGCGGTCGCCCTCGAGCTGAGCCCGCTTCCAGGCGTCGCTGCCGGGCTTGAGGCCCTTCTTGAGCAACGCGTCGTCCAACTGCTCGGCCAGGCGCTCGAACGCAACGGTCTTGGAGCCGTTGTGCATGATGCCCCAGAGCTCGTGTTCGTAGGCCGTCTGAGCGTGCCAGGCGCCATCCAGCGTCGCGCTCGACAGCGTCCGCTTGCCGTGCTTCCGGGTCAGCCAGTCGGACATCTTCTGCATGCCCTCGGCCATCACGCCGATGGCGCGACCATCCGGTCGCCCCGTCCAGCCAGCACGTCCCATACGAGCCAGCATGGGGGCCTTGCTCGGGTCGAGGGCGTAGCGCCGTGCGGACTTGGCGCCCGCTCGAGCAGCCCCGATCGCCGTGGCGAACACGAGCCCAGCCAGACCGCCCCAGAGCGCCTGCTCCTCCTCGTCACCCATGGCGTAGCCGCCGACCGCGCCTGCGGCAGCGCCAGTACCCTGTTGGGCCAACAACTGGTTTCGGAACTCCCGGGCCGCCGGCTCGGTGTAGATCCGCATGAGGTCCGACACGGCCCGCTTCGGGGTGAGAAGATGCTGAGCCGCCCCCAGCACGTTGCCGTGGAAAAAGCTGTTGTTCAGCACCAGCCCCTTCATGGCACCGTTCCACCGGTAGAACGTGCGCACGATGGGCCGCTTGAGCCAGTTGACCTGGTCCTTGCTGAACGCGCCGAACACCTCGCGAAACGGACCCTCGCTGCCGCGGAGCACCCAGAGGCTAGCTCGACCCGGCTTCGGGTCAGCGGCCTTCTTGAGCCCGGCGATGAAGTCGTCGCGCTTCTTGCGGACCAACGTCTGGTAGTCTTTGCGGAGCTTGCGCGCCTCGCGGGCCGGAACGTCAGCCGCACGGAGCACGTCGTCGGGCACTGACCCGCTGCTCAGGAACTTCGACCACTGGCCGTCTGTGAACGACAGGCCAAGCTCCGTGGCCTGGTCGCGGATGTCGCTGGAGGCTTCGGACCTGAGCCGCTTGTAGGTCTTGGCGGAGACAGTCGTCTTGGCCTTGATGCCCTTGGCCACGACGGTCGCCTGCTCACTCGCGAGTGCGCGCTTGGCGAGCAGACGCTCGACCTCCTGGCCGGGCAGCAGACGTAGCACGCCTTCCCCCACGTCCTGGCCGATGTTCACATAGTCGGCCTCGAACGCGCTCTTCGACAAACCGAGGCGCGTCCAGGGGTGGTCGAGCAGCGGGTCGTCGACCATCATCAACGGTGCGCCGCCTGCCTTCTTGTAGGCGTCGCGCGTCGGGAGCCTGTTCTTCCCGAAGAAGAAGCGGTTGTTGTACTGCTCGAGCTTCCCGATCGCGAGCCATGGGCTACCGACCGCGGTCTCCCGCATCATCTGGCTGAACGTCAGGGCCGAGTTGGTCTGCTGCAGCCCACGGAGGAAGCGCTTCGTGAACCGACGCTCGATGTCGATCAGACCCCGCGCCTCCATGGCGAGAAGCTGCTTCTCCGTGAGCCGGCGAGCCTCTTGGATCTTTTCCTGGTTGTTCTTGAGCTTGGGGCTGCGCTCCACCTGCCGGCGCACATCCGACGCGATGTTGTTGTTCTTGAGGAAGTCCTCGAGCTCCTGCTGGTTCCGGATCGGCCCACTGTTGCGGACGCGGATGCTCCGGTGCAGATAGTTGTCGACCTCTTGGCCGATTAGGTCAGCGGACTTGAGGCTCTGCAGGGCAGCCGCGTTGGTCTCGACGGCGGTCTGCACGACGGTCGTCAGAGGTCCGGATAGACCACCCTCCTCGAGCATCTCTCGGAGCGGGATGTCCTTCTGCTCCCAATGCGCGATGCGCGCGGTCAGATCCGCGTCGAGCTCCGCGCCCTTGATCAGCCGGAGCGTCCCGTCGGCGCCAAGCTCGAATGCCTCGGGGTGCTCGACCGCCGACGCCAGGGCCTCTTGGTACGCCTCGCGAGCCAGGGCGCGCTTGGTCCCCGACTTATGGTGGATCGTGGTGTGGAGGATCTCGTCGACCGCGTACTCGAAGTTCTCCGCGTTGTTCGCCTGGATGCCGTTCCTGCTGAGCAGCGCCTCGGCAGGACCAGACGGGTCCGTCTCGATCTGCTTCCAGTCGGCGTCGTCCCACGCTTGGCGGATCGTCTGCTCGGTCTGCTGCTGGAGCTCGGCGGCGATCTCGTCGTTCAGGCCCTGCCGCTGAACATGGTCGTCGGCGAGCTCGCGGCCACGCTTCAACAGAGCGTCCAGGCGCTTGGCGCTCTCACCTGCCGCTTCCTGGAGGTTGCCCTGGGCGTCCGCGGCGGCTTGGCGGAGCAGCCCCTCGCGCGCGGCCTCGATGGCCTTCTTGCCCTTGATGGTCTCGCCCGTCTGCTCGAGCGTCAGGCGGACCACTGCATCGTCGGACATCGGGAAGCCGGCCATCCTGGCGGAGAGCCGCGGGGGGACCGCACCGAGGAACGCCTGCATCGCAAGCGTCGAGCGCTCGACAGCGTTAGCCTGGGCCGCAGCCACGTCGTCGCTGACCGGATGCACCTGAAACGTGTCCGTCCGCATGGCCTGCAGAGCCGGATCGATGACCTCGTCGCCAAGGGCGAGCGATCCGTCGGGGAGGATGCGCGACTTCGGAACCGCTTCCCACAGCACGAGGTTGCCGTACTCCGTACCGAACATGGAACGCAGCCCAGCGAACGGCTTCTCGACACGCAGCAGCGGGTTGACCTGGCCCGCGGCCATTCGGCGACCCATGGTCCCCAGTGCTGACTTGCCTTGCTGCAGGGGAAGCACGAGACGCCCCGTGTCCTCACCCAACTCGATGAGCTTGGCGAACGCTTTCTTGTTGCTGCGCAGCGTGGTCAGCAGCTCCGTGACCTCGGGCACCACACCCTCACCGGTCTTGGCCGCCTGGATGCCCTTGTCGATGAGCGACTTGAACTCGCCCGAGAACACACCCTTGGACGCAGCAGCGCGGAGCTTGGAGAGGTGTTCGCCACCGAGCCCGACCTGGCCAAGCACCTTGACCACGTCTTCGATGGAGTCGGCGGCACGGATGGCTGCGTTGCCCGTGATGCCACGAGTCTTCGCGCCGGCCGCTACGACCTTGCCGACCTTGCCGGTCATGTTGAGCAGCGTGCCCGTGCCGAACGTCAGCAGGTTCGTCGGGTCAGCAACCGCGTCCACGAGGAACCGAAGCGCTGGGTTCTCGATCCCCATGTAGGTGCCGAGTTGCATGAACGGCCCCCAGAACAACTCAGGGGTCTTCTGCACGTCGCCCGGCACGAGCATGTGGTAGTTGAGGTTGTCGCCGTTCCCGCGCAGGCCCTGCAGTCGAACATCCGTCAGCGCGGGCTGACCCGCCGCCTCGACAGCCCCCAGCAGCGACCCGAGCCTGGTTGGCGCACGTCCCGCCTGATCGGCGAGAAGCGAGTCTCCGATGCGCGCTATGAACTCGGACGCTTGGGTGACCACGGGTTACCCACCACCCAGGACGCTCTGCTGCGCCTCCTGCAGCGAGGCAGCGTCGATGCCCACGAAGTTCACACCCATGCTGGCCATGAGGTGGTCGAGGCGCATGCCGGTCTCCTTGCTGATCTCGTTGAGCAGCACGAGGTAGGTGTCGACGGCTCCGGCCTCGAGCCCGTTCAGACCGCCCTTCTCAAAGCGGGTCAGTAGACCGGCGTCGTTCTTCGGGGCGCGGTTCAGAGCGTCGGCGATACGCTTGCCGTGCTTGGTAGACGTGAGCGCGGTGATCATGCTGTTCGGGCCGAGGCCCGATGCACTCGCCGACCGCGCGATGATGCCGGCCACCTGGCGAGCCCCGGCCGTGGTGTCGAAGTCGTCGTTGCCCAAAGCGCCCGCCGGCTCCAGATCCAAGTCAGTCGCACTTTCCGCTGCTGCGGTCTGGGCTTGGAGCGCAGCCACCAGCGGGTTCGTCTCGTCACCAGCCACGACTTCTGCCTGAAACTCAGCCTGCTTCTCGGCCGAGCGGATGCGGGACGTATCGACAGCCTCGCGCTCCGCAGCCTGCTTGGCCGGGTCCTCCCGTACCTCTGCGCCGACGCCCTCGACGTTCGTGAACATCAGGTCGGACATCTTGATGTCGAACAGGGGGTTTCCCGTAGCAGCCAGCGCCGCCTTCGCTGCTGCCATCAGATGCTCGGGGTTCGACACGATGGAGCGATCCACCTTGAAGCCGACCATGTCGCTCAGGGTCCGGCCACCAAGCGACCCAAGGGGGGTCTCGCCTGCGTCCACGAGCTCGCCAATCGCCCCGCGGATCTGCATGTCCCTCATCTCGCGCTGCGTCCGCAACTCCAACAGCTCTGCCTGCTGCTGACGGAGCTTGCGGCGCTCGATGTCGTCGATCGAAAAGCCCGGGACGATCTCGCGCATGACCGACTCGATCATGGACCGGCCGAACTCCTGGGCCATCGGCGTCTTGAGGCCCTCGAGCACACCGAGCACACCGTCCACGGACTGGCCCAAAGAGCCAGAGCGCTTGCGGGGTGGAGGCGCCGGGAGTGACGTCTCGAGTAGATCGCCGATGTCAGTGGAGGTCATCTATATCGCCTTACGGACCTCTGATTGGAAACAAGTCCGAGAACGCGCCTTCCGGGCGCAACTCTTCCCGCTGACGAATAAGGTCGCGCATCTCGACCTGCATTGACTCGCGCTCACGGATCTCTCGCATCTTGAGCAAGAGAGGAAGGATGTCATCCTTTCCGGCACCTTCCGAGAGCATCGTGCGGACCCGCTCCTCAAGCTCACCAATCGAATCGGGGAGATAGAACGGATCGGAATGCGGAAGCCCACCCGTCAGTCTGTCACTGAGCGAGTCAATCTCGTCACTGAGCGAGTTCATCTCGCCACTGGGTGTGTCGAATGTAGGCGCAGACACCGACAGTGCATCCAGGTCGGTCCACGGGGTGCTCGGGGTGAGCATCATGTCTGGGTTGATACGATTCAAGACGCCCGTGTCTGGCAACACGATGTCGTCAAGCCTGGCCTGCCGAAGCTCATTATCCAACGCATCCAGATAGGCCGCCTTCTGAGCGTCCAGCTCGTGCTGCATCATCTCGAGAAACGCGTCCTCGATCTCCGCCCGCTTGTCCGCCCGCTTGAGGTTGAACTCGGCGATCTTCTGCTCCTGCTGGAGCGACGTGACGCGGTATGGCTGGAGTTGTTCCTCCAGGGCCATCCTTCGGCGGTCCAGTCCGAGCTGGGCGCCCGCGATCCTCTGCTGCTGCTGGAGCGACGTGATGCGGTATGGCTGGAGTTGTTCCTCCAGGGCCATCCTTCGGCGGTCCAGTCCAATCTGGGCGCCGGCACCGATGGCCCGCACCGGGTCGAACCCAAAGCCCGCAGATCCTGCCGCGAAGCCCTGTGCGATCGTCATGTCAGCCCCCGTACTGGTTGTAGAAGCCACCCATCGTTGCGGCCATCATACCGCCGTTCAGCAGCCCGCCGCCCAGCTTCGCGTACATGCCGGCTTGCGCTGCGTTGGCCTGGTTGGACGCCCCAGCGTTCGCGCCGAAGGCAGCTTGGTTCAGGCCGAACCTCTGCATGACCGCCGACCGCAACTGACCCAGACCCTGAGGGGCAAGGGCTCCCGTGGGCGTGCCGCCGCCACTTGTCAGGGACAGGCCCGTCATACCCGCCTGCCGCTGGAGGCCACGCTGGGCCAGGTAGCCCTGCAGAGCGGCCGGACCAAGCGCCCTCGCCTGGACTCCGCCGTCACGGATGTTCAGCCCGGACGCTGCGGCGCCGCCCAGAGAACGGCGACCCAGCTCCGTGACGCTCTGCGCGAACCGACTCGTCGTGCCTTGAGCGTCCCCGAGCAGGGAATCGTAGAGCGGGCTGTTCTGGAGCTCACGAAGGGAGTTGCGCTCATCATCGATGCGGCGACGCTCGAAGGACCGAGCCTGAGCCCGCACATCTTCGATGGACGGGGCCCGGTAGAACTTCCTGTTCTTGCCGCGGCCGACGCCGAAGCCCTCGCCCTTCGGCAAGTTCCGGAACCCACGCCGGCTGATCTCCATGGATCCGACATCGCCGCCGAGGTCGCGGAACTGCAGGAAGCGCGGCAGCCCGAACGCCTTGCCGAACCCCAGGCGCGGAACGGTCTCAACGTCGTCGAGCTTTCTGGCTGCGTAGGCGGACGCCGCGACACCGGCGCCACCAAGTGCGAGTGCTCCAAGTGCCATCAGTTTGCGCTCCTCGAGACTTCGATCCAGTTGGTGCCATCGCAGCGAAGCGTCAGCGTGTCGCCGGCCGTCGTCACGAAGTTTCCGGCCAGCTTGAGGTTCGACCCATCCGTCACGGTCAGCGCCGCGGCGAAGGTCAGCGTCACGATGCGCCCAGCCCACGAGCGGGTGATCGACGTGATGCCTGTCGTGCCGGTGATGTCGATGTCGTCGGACCACACGGGCAGAGTCGTGGTGGCTGCGGCGGCCACAGTGGCGTTCGTCAGGTCCGACAACTCGGTCGTGCAGTTGCTGAAACGAGCCTTGTGCTCGTGCCCAGAATCTTGGCTAACTTCGTAACCCGCCTCGTCAGCATTGAAGTTGACGCCGGACACGTTGGCGAGCTGGGTCTGCCCGAGGTCAAGCTCGTAGGCGGAACTCGTCGAGTCGGTGTTGCTGTTCGCCAGGTATCCATTGGAGATGTTGACGGACCAACTGTTCCCCGAGAACTTCAAGCCGTCGTTGTTCGTGGCCCCGGTGCTCCCGCAAGACAGGACATGGAAGCTGCCCAGCGAGATAATCGAGCAGTCATTGAAGCTCATGCCGCCCCCGTCCACAGACTGGAGCGTCACGCCGTTCATGTGCAGCCGGCGCGCGCCCTCGAAGTGGGCCCCGAACTTGTCGGGCGTACCAGCGGCGCCGCCCTGAATGTCCATGCCGAAAATGCGCAAGCCCGAGATCGAGGCGTCCTCCGTCTCGATGCCTTGGTAGGTCTCCCCAGCGTTTTCCGAGTTCCTACGCAACTCGAGGCCCGTGTAGGTGCCTGAGTTCGCGCTGCCGTCGGCGCCAACCTTGAAGTGGATTCCCGGACCGCCATTGAAGAGGCTCTGGAGGTTCGTGACGGTGAACCGCTGACACCCCTCGAAAGCCACTCCGTAGGCATCGGTCGGCGAGCCCAGGTCTCCATTGCCCTGGCAGATGATGTTGCTCAGAGTGCATTGCGTAGAGTTGATGCCCACCTGCTCGGAGAAGCGCAACCCATAGCCATCGTTGTTGTTGTCCGCCGTGACGCCCGAGATGCGGGCGTACTTCGGGCTCTTCCAGTGCGCGCCGCCCACCGTATTTGCCCGGAGGAACAAGCCGGAGTACGAGTTGTACTGCGAGACATCGACCGCGGTCCCCTCCTCCAGAAGGCCGACACCCTCGCACTCACGGATCTCCACATCTCGCATACTGAAGTAGGCGCAGTTGCGAATATGAATCCCTGCAACCGGTGTCGCCGCTGAGTTGTTCGACTCGTTCCCGTCTACGTAGATGTCACGAATGCCGCAGTAGTTGGTGGCCGTCGTCCCGCTGGCCTGACCGAACCGGATCAAGGTCCCGAGATCCGCGTTCGCCTTCTGCTTGATCGTGGCCGCCCGGCCGCCAGGGCCTACGAGCCAAACCGAGTTGCTGTCGATGACCAACGTGCTGCCGATGAGGTACGTGCCGGACGGGAACGTGACCGCACCACCACCTGCGAGCTCGGCCGCATCGATGGCAGCCTGGATCGCCGCAGCGTCGTCAGTCACACCATCGCCTGTCGCGCCATAGGCGTCCTGCTTGACGTTGTACTGACCCGCGCCAACCTTGGCCAGGGCCGACGTGGTCAGCGTCGAGGCGTTGATGTCCGCCTGGAGCTGCGTAATCGACGGCACCTGGGGCGGGCTCAGCGACGACCAGGGAAGTCCGGCAGAGGGGAGTTGGATGTCACCCATCAGTACACGTATCCCAGGACGTACAGGTCGAAGTCGTCAAGCGTGGCGGTGCCGTCGCCCTTCATGCCGAACGTGTTGCCGATGACCGAGGCCCCGTCCTCTTTGGTTGCCACAAAGAAGTTCGAGTGGACCGCCTTGTGGTTCGAGTTCTGGATCTCTTCGTTGAAGACCACCGAGGCCGTTCCCAAGGCAACCTCAGAGAACGACAGGTTCAGGGTGCCGGCAGAAGAAGCGCCGATATCGACGTGCAAAAACACACCAGCCAGAGGCTCGTGCTTGGTGTCGATCAAGACTGAGCCACCGTTGGGCGTGTCCTTGACATCGAGCGTGTTCCAGTTCCCGCCCGTGAGCTCGGCGTTGTCGTAGGTGATGTTGTTCGTGCTGTCGATGTCGTCGATGTTCAGAACGGTCTTGCGGCTCATCATGACCACACGGCCATCGCCCACATCGTCCAGGAGCGCCACATCCATCGTGCCGTTACCCGTGAACGAAGGGGCTGTGACCGCCATGGCGAACGCACCGTGGGGCGTACCCCAACTGCGCTGGTTCAGGGCCTCGTAGGAGACGTTCTCCTTGAGGCCGACAGACCTGGCCGTGCCTCGAGTAAACGCATCCGTGACGAGGAAGTCGCCCTCAACGATCCCGTAGGTCGTGTTGTCCACGTTGCACTTGACCGTCAGCCCGGAACCCACCTTGGCCACGAGGCCGTAGGTCGCGTTGGAGATGTCCTCCGCGGCGATCCCGATCACGTCTCGGCGCTTGGCAACGAGCGTGGACTCCTGGATCGCGGGGAGCGACTGCGCGGCTTGGCGCACCACCACGTCGCCGGCAACGATCGCCGTGCCGCCCGTGTTCTGGTAGAGGTCGTAGCCGCCGTGAAGCGAGTGCCAGCCCGTGATGTCGTTTCGCGACTCATAGACACGGAACACCTTGAGGGTCTTGTCGTACCAGAGCAGGCCCACGGTCGTAGCGGACGGCGTGTCGGTCCCGACGAAGACCTGGGCGACCCAGGCGGCGCCGTCGTAGGACTTGAGGACGTACGGGCTCTCGCTGACGTCGAGCCACATCTCGCCGTTGTTGGGAGATGCGGGCTCGCTGGCGCTCGCCGTGACCAGGCTCGACGAGGTGCCGTCGACGTTGTCGCGGGTCAGGCCCGAGATCACCACGTTCTCGATGACCTGCTTGAGATACGCCAAGCTCGGCAACTGGTTGTTGCCGTCCGGAAGCGGGTAGCTCGAGCTGAGGGTGACGGTCATTCCGTGTCCTCGTCCTGGCGATGGTTCATGCGCTCCACCTTAAGCCCCCAGCTCTTTCTGACGAACTGCCTCTCGGCGCTTTCCTCGACGATCCTGATCTGCGGGTAACGACCAGCGACGATGCCGCCTCCGCCACCCAGCCACGGAAAGCCCGCCTGAGACTTGCCGAAGTCCGAGCCATGCGCGGGGAAGCCGGAGTCGACATCGCCCTGGTGGATCGTGATGCTGCCGCGCGTTTGGCTTGACGTGATCTCGGTCAACGGGAGCGGAGACTGGCCTTCCGTGATTGGGAACTGACTGTCGGCCTCTCCCAACTCGTAAAGCGGAAAGTCGCCGGTTGACGTGACAACCTTGCGCTTGACGCGGGTCCAGTCAGCGTCATCTTCAGTCCGCAAGAAGATTTGAGCTTCCGCCCCGGCGTCCCCGTCGAACTCGACTTCAACCCACATGGGGCGCTTGCCGCACCAGGGCATGTCGAAGTGGAACGACCTGGCCGTCTCGCGGTACTCGATGGCTTCGCCGTCATCGCTGTAGCGACCATCGAACATACGCATGAGCTTGCCGTCGGGCGTCACTCCATACAGACGGAGATCGCCGTCCACGTTCGACCGCAGCAACCCGGAGAACTCGTGGGCGAAAACCCAAGGCCCGTCCCACGTACGCCGCTGCAGGTGCATCCGCATACAAGCGTTGATGTTCTGCGAACCGTTGCGGGGGTAGAACACCCAAAGCCACTTCTTGTGGATCTCGAAGCGGATACGGTCGTAGCGACCGACCGTGATCGAGCCCGGAATCTCCTCCTTGACCCGCTCGCTCAGGGCCTCCGGGATCACGCCGCGCTGCTCGTTCTGAATCGTCAAGCCGAGCGAGCGCACGTTGGCGTCCTGGTCCGCAAAGAACTGCTCGGCGCCCATCGTGGCGATGGCGAACTTCCCGCAGCACCCGAACTGAGGCTCCACCACCTCGACCGCGCTCAGTGACGGGTCGCTGTTGTTGACCGCGATAGACATGATGGCCCGGTCGTAATAGACTATGACCGCATTGCCGATCCATGGGCGGATGGCGACTTCTTGGCGACCAAACGTCGAGGAGATGCTCAGGTAGCCACCACCCGTGTTCCCGTTGTTCGTGCGATCGAACGCCTCGCTGTCCCTCACCTCATCCGCAGTGGGGGACAGCTTGCTCCAGTACAGGCCGTTACGGATCAGCAAGACCCGCTGCCCTACGAAGCACCCATCGACCGGCGACCAGGGCGGGCTCGTCAAGGCGTTGCCAGCGTCGATGAGCTCACCAGAGGCGGCTAGAGCGTGGACGCCACCACCAGGGCCGATGCACCAGAGCAGGTCGTCGCTCTGGAACATCCGCAGGCCCTCGAGCCCGCTGTTCAGACTGGTGTCTGCGGACGTCGTGGCGCGGGTCCAACCAGCCAAGCTGCTCGGCCGGGCGATATAGTAGAGCCCGTCGTTCTCCAGACCCAGGACCATCAGACGGCTGTGCGTCGCGATGTCGAGGTAGCCGATGGAGCGCACGTCGCTGGCTGAGGGAAGACCCACGCCACGACTCTCGACCTCAACGTAGCCCTCTCGACGCCGCGGCTGGGAAGCGTCCTCCGTGTCGATGTTCAGGAGCTCGGACGCAGCATCGACCGGGATGTGCCAGGGGTTCTCCCCGTTGACCGTCCCCGACATGAGCGGCACGTCCGCAACGAAGCGGATGTCCGGCTCGATAGTCATGTCTTGGGGGTCAGGCATCGGAATACCAGATGTTCCGGCGACGGTGGGGCACGCCCGTTGCGCCAAGGACGCTGCCCATTGCCGGGGTCACGGCCGTCGTGGCCCGGCCCGTCCCGCTGAGTTCCCTCTCAAGCGCTGCTTCGGCCCGTCGGTTGAAGGCTGCAGCATCCGCCAGACGGCGCTCGGCGCCCATGATCGAGGCGGCTGCCTTGAAGACGACCGCTGCGGCTGCAGGGATCTCAAGAACGTCGGTCGCAGTCAAGATCGGCGGGTGCCGGCGCTTCCAGACAACGGTGGCCTTGTAGTCCCGATCCGGGTTCGGCCAGACTCGAAACAGGGGGCGCGAGTAGTGGACCCAATGCGACCCAGAGAGAGAGCCTGGCTCGAAGGCGTTGTCGATCTCGACCACAGTGCTCGCGGCTGAGTCCTCGATCGTCGTGCGGCCAACCCAGCCCACGGGGAGGTCGACGGACTCGATGGACCATCCCGACTCGACCGTAGCGTTCAGGGCGATGCCCGCTCCGGAGAACGTGCCGGCCAGGACATCCTCAACCACCGTCGCGCCCATGTGGCTGTCGTAGCGCTTGTAGCGGACCCGAACGTCGCGGACGTCGTCGTTGCCGGAGTCGCTGCACTTCAAGGTCATCTGGGAATCGGCGGCGATAGGCTTCCACTGAGCGCACTGACCCACACGGGAGAAGACCCGGGGGATGTCGCTTCGGCTCTGAAGCTCGGCGCCGGCCGTCGTCGCGAGCTCGGACGCACTGACCTGGCGCATCGTGCAGCCAGTAGGCGAATAAATCGTGATCGACTTGACCCGCTCGGCATCCACGGGGCCCGTGAAGTAGCCAGAGCCAGAGTCGAGGACCGCGACACCCGTGTCGCTCGCCTTGCGCAGCCCGAGTTCGTCGGAGCGCTCGAGCTGAGGCCAGTCGGCGTCGCTGGAGATCTCATCCAACGCGCGGTTGATGGCGCGGAGGATCTTCTGCCCGCCGATCGTCGAGACGTCCTGGACCAGATCCTGGACGTCCCGCTGGAGTTGCGCCGCTGACCCGTAGCCGTTGATCACATCAATACTCCATCGCGACCCACTCGCTGTTGGCGCCCGTGATCGTGGTCAGCCGGACAGCCTGGCCGCCGGGGATGAACGCAACAGCCATCATGCCGACGATGACGTCCGTGTAGGCGGCCTTGAGTTTGCGGACAGCGGTCTCCTGGCCGGCCTCGGTGTAGATCCCGATGACCTTGGCGCTGGACGCAGTACATTGGACCCAGACGCCCTTCTTGCGGTTCGGGTTGGCCGGGATGATCTCCGAGTTGCCGCTGGCCTGGGTGCCCGAGTAGAACGTCACGGGCCCATCGGCGACCTCGAAGACCGGATCAGCCCAGGTAGCGCGGAGAGGATTGGGGGCAGACATCTCAGCGCTCCCAGACCGTGTAGCTGACGGCGGTGTTCTCGTCGAAATCCTTCACCCACACGGCTCCCGTGCCGGGCACGAACAGGACGTCGTCGTTGTCCACGGCCGTCGCTGATGTGTAGGACGCCTTGACCTTGAACCCGACCTTCGTGCCAGTACCGGGGTCGCTGTCCGCCGGGCGGACCACGAGGATCTTCGCCGTCGCATGCGTACATTGGATCCAGACACCTTCCTTGCGGGAAAGGTTCTCCTGGATCGCCTCCTTCCACGACGTGGAGGCGTTCGTCTGGCCGAGTGGCTTCCAAGCCGCGTTGCCGTTCGCGATCGGAACGACCGGCTGAGCATCAGTGGTTCGAAGGGGGTAGACCTCGGTCATGTCAGAACTCCATGGCCACGAAGGCGGTGGCTGTGTCTTCGTCCCGGTTCTTGATCCAGACCGCCGATGTCCCGGGGACAGAGAACACGTCCATGTTCCCGGCAGTCACGGCAGACGAATAGGCGTCCTTGAGCAAGAAGCCGATCGCGCTACCGGTGCCGGGATCCGAGTCGGACGGAACGACCAAGACCAGCTCGCCATTGCCGGCCGTCACCTGAATCCAGACGCCACGCTTGCGGTTCGGGTTGGAGTCGAACACCTTCGTCCAAGTCGTGTTCGCAGTCGTCGTGCCACTCGTGAACCTGGCCTGACCGCCCGTGACGTAGGTGACCGGGTCGGAGCTACCTCCGAGCGGGCGATCACCACCACCAAGCGCGCTGCCCAGCCACTCAATCATGTCCTGGGGCGCGTCTGCTGCAGCCACCGTGGCGTCCGAGTAGACGTAATCCAGGACCGGCGCAGTCGTGTCGAGGCTGTTCGCGACAGCGGACGTCGAAGCCGTGAGCCGTACGTTGCCGCCCGCCAACGCCTTGGCTATGGCAGCGCCGTACCAGATCGAGTGGTAGTCGGACTCATCGCCGCTGACCTTGGTCTTGTCGAACGGTTGGTCTCCGACGGCTGACGCGTCGTACCACATATACGTGGGCACGGTCTTGTTGAAGTCGGCAGCGGCGGTCACCCACTGCAGCGGGCTGTTCGCGTCCTGCGTGTCGTCATCAGCGCCGAAGGGCAGGTTGCCGGCGCCCACCGGGTCATGGCTCAGTGTGAGGGCGCCAACATCGTAGGTGTCGTAGAGCGAGGCACCAGTCGTGCCAGGCGTGGCCAGGTATTCAAAGATGCCGGCTGTGTTTTGGAGGAACGCCCTGAACCAGATGGGGGCTTTGCAGAGCACTCGTGCGAAGAACCGGTTGTGCGTGCTGATCGTCTCTTGCCCGGTGCCTGCGGGCCACGTCTCTGCAGCAAGGTCACGCCCCGTGCCCGCTACGTGCCACATGACCCACGCGGCTGCCGACTGACCATAGGCGACCAACCTGTTCGGGTTGATCTGCATCGAGTCGGAGTTGTGGATCGCGAACTGCAAGGCCGCGACGCCGTCCTTGATGGCCATCGGCCAGTCGACTCGAGCGTACGGGTGGGTCCCGCCGTCGTAGTCGCCGGGCATCGTCTCGTCGACGTGGTGCGTCAACCCGTTGCCCGTATAGGCAGGGCCGTAGCGGTTGTTGTTGCCAGCGCCGGGGGCCGCGAGCTGGTCGATGTCGATCACCGTGTCCGTGTGCGGCACGTTGTAGAACGCATCCACGCTCGTATCGTGCGACCGCGGCACCGTCACGCTGAACACCATGACCGCGTAGCCGTTGTCCAGAAACGCCTTGAGCCACGCGCGATTGACCGTGTCGAAGCAGGTGTCGCTGACCTCGTCGAGAAGCCAGGTCGTGACCCAGCCGGACGTGGCGGGGGCCAGCACGAGCGGCCAGCCAGCAGCGGGCGTGTTCCCCGCGGGAACGAACAGATTCGCCTTGCACAGCGCGGTCTGCCCGGTGTACGTCGGGCCGTTGTACCGGAACTCGGTCCAGTCGGGGTGCGGCGTGTAGATTTCCTTGACGGGCATCAGGAACTCGTCCCGTAGATCACGTAGTAGACGCTGGGCGACCCGCTGACCCCATTCAGTTGGAGCGTCACCCCCCGGAGTGGGAGGTGCCGGTATCCACCAACGGTCAGTCGGAAGCCGTGGTTCACGCCCTTGTCGTCTCCGACGGACACCCACACGACCACCGAGCCCTGGTTACTGAGCGAGACTCCGCCGTAGGCATCGGCTGGAATCACGAGCGCCTGTGGGTTGCCCGACGCTGCGACCCAATCCAGGGAGTCAGACTCGATCACCTCCATCGCCCCGCCGGACACGACCGCGTTCCCGTCCCCATCCACTGCGGGGGTCCGGTACGTCATCGTGTCCGAGTCGTAGCCCTGCGGGAGAGTCCGGACCATGAACGGCGCCACCTTGACCACGCACTGCCACAACCAACGCGTCAGATGGACCTCAGGCATCAGTCTCGTCCGGCGAGGCTCCGCTTGATCGTCAGCAGGAACGCGTCCACGGCTCTCGGGACGTCATCGTGCTGCTTGATCAGCTCGGCGAGCGGGAGGAGGCCAGGCTCGGCCGGGATGTCCATGACGACCTTCTCGCCGTCAACGGTCTTCACCGTCAGGTGGATAGCATAACTCGGACCGCTCATCTCTCAAAGCGCCCGAGCCCCTCGATGTGCCCCGAGAGCCCACGAAGCGCCCTGGGCTGGCCCCTGGAGACCGCTCCGGCCAAGAGGCGCCCGATCTGGCGGCTCAGGTCCCCGAGCTCCTCGAGCTTGCCGTCCAGGTGCTTGGCCAGCTTGGCCAGGTGCTCCTGGTGGAACTCGCTCTCCTGGTCGTAGTGGATCCCGAACGCCCTGAGCGCCTCAGGGAGCGAGTCGGCGATTTCGTCGTAGGCCGGCTGGCCACCAGGCTGCATGAGCTGCTCGAGGGCAGCGTCCTGAGCAGCCCGCTCCTCGTCCTCGGCGGTGGCCGCACCCTCCCGGAGATCCAGGAAGGCGGCCATCACGGGGTTGGACGTCGAGACGTTCGTCGTGCTGAGAGCCCTGTCTACGAGCTGGCGGACATCGCCACCGGATCCGCCAATGTGGATGGGACCAAGCCTTGTCTGAACAGTTCGTTCCATTGGTCGGCCACCTTGTCCCAGTTGAAGTGTTCACGGGCCCAGAGCTTCATGCTCTGACGGCCCGTGTCGTCCGCGAGGATCTTCGGGATCACCTCTTCGGCCCAGACGGAGGCCGAGTCCTCGTCCGTGATCTCGACGTGGTGCCCGATGTCGTACTCGCCGCAGACCTCGGACAGCGACGACGAGCCTCGCATGCTCGTCACCGGGACGCAGCCGCACGCCTGGATCTTGGCCGCGGTCGTGCAGAACGTCTCGGCGTCGTTGCAGAGCGGGTAGAGCCAGTAGCCACACTCCGCCATTTTCGCGTGGAGCTCAGCTTCGCCCACCATGCCGTGGTTCGTCACGCCGTGGTCGCGGAGCTCCCAGATGCGCTTCGCGATCTCGTGGCGCTGCTCGAGGTAGACGTCCGTGAACCGGGAGAGAAGGTCGTCACGGTAGCCGTAGAACAGGTGCAACTCGGCATCCGGGATCGCCTCCCGGAACAGCGGCCACGCCTTGAGCAGCGGGAGAAGGCCACGATCAGGCGAGGAGCAGTAGATAAACTGGTTCTTGTGGTTCGGGCCGTCGACCATGCAGTCTGGGTCGACACCGTTCCCGGTGAGCACGCCCTTCGGGATGCCGTGCTCGCCGAGCAGGCTTTTGTGGTACTCGCTCAGCACCAGAACGCCATCGATGCCGTCGCAGAACGCCTCGTCGTAGGCGTAGCGACGCGGCAAGTCCTGCAGCCAGACCCAGCGCTGACCGGCCGCGGGGGCCTCTTCGACAGCCGCTTCGTACCGCCAGATCACAGCGACGTCCGGACTGTCGTCCTTGTCCCAGGCTGACCAGTGCAGCCACTGAACGCCGTGGGAATCTTGGCCCACGTCTTCGGCCGGAGGGTTGCCGTAGACCGACACGTCCCAGCCCCTGTCGACCATTCGCTTCGAGAGCTGGATGACCGCATCCTCGGAGCCACCCGTACCGGTCTCGTTGCTGCGAGGACCCCACTGGTTCGGGGTCCTGCCGGCCCAGATGTTCAGCAGGGGCTTGTCGCCACGCAGCCTGCGTAGAGCGTGCTGGAACGGCGGGTGAGCTCGAAGCACCGGGTCACGAATCGCCCGAGCGGTCATCCGAGCTGCCTCGTCGGGCAGCCGCATCATGACTTCGTCCCAGGACTCCTTGAGGTTGGCCTCACGGATGCCGGCTTCGCACTCCTCGATCGCCACGCGCCAGCGGTCCTTCTCGGGCGACATGCGGAAGAGGGCGACTGCCTCGTTCCGAGCATCGTCCCAGCACTTCGTCTCCATGAGGCACTGCAGCCGCATGGCCCGGATCTGTTCTTCCTGGACCGGCCGGTTCGCGAGGGCGTTCTCTCCTGTAGCAGCGAAGAACCGCTCGGAGTGACGCAGGCAATCCTCGTAGCGCTTGACCATCAGGCTGGACCTGGCCATGCCGAAGTAGGCGTCGCGCTCATTCGGGGCCATGTCTTCGGCCTTGTGCAGCGCGGCCATGGAGCCCGTGTGGTCTTGGCAGTCTGCGAGGACGTTGCCCAGATCCACGTAGCAGGCTGCTCGGTCCGTGGGCGTCTGGGCCAGCGCGATGGCGTTCTTGAGGGGCTCGATCGCATCGAACGGGCGCCCAAGGATCCGGTACGACGACGCCAGGCCACGCCAGAGGCGCTCGGTCATCGGCTCGCCCTTGGCGTGATGCGTCTCGATGATCCAGGCGTTGCGCTCGGCACTCGACTCGCGGTTCCAGGACGACTTGTGCAGGACCCAGAACGGTCGCTCAGGAGTCGTCTTGTCAAGGTTCGTCACGCCCAGGGGCACGGTCACCTCGTGGACCGGCGACGCCCAGGCGTAGCTGCCGTTGCGAACCACACGGACGCGCGGCTGCTGGATGACCTCCCGGCCCATCTGGTCCACGCCGTAGTCGTACAGCAGCTCGACCGCGTCGCAGCCCTGCGGGAACACCTCGTCGACCCATGCGCGGAGCTGGGTTGCCGAGGCTTCGATCTGGCCGTCCTCGCCGCGCTGCAGCATGACGTCGTCGTCGTCGAGCCAGAGGATGGCCTCGCTCGTCGCAAGGGCGAAGCCGACATTCCGGGGCTTCGCGAAGTTCGAGATCCAGCCGTGCTCGGGATGCCGGTCCGGATCGTCGTAGTCCTCAAGGATCAGCGGGACGCCGTGCTTGTCGCAGACTACCTTGGCGATGTCCTTGGTGTTGTCGGTCGAGCCTGTGTCGACGATGACAACCTCGTCCACCGAACGAATCACCGACTCGAGGCACTCGCCCAGGGTCTTCGATGAATCCTTGACGATCATGCACAAGGACAGGCTGGTCATGCGGTCTCCGTTAGAACTCGTACCTAAGGAACTCGATGTCGTCACGGCACGCCTCGGCTACGAGGTCCCTGGCCGTGGGGCTGTACATCGTCTTGTAGTTGAAAGCGTCGTGGAACCGGTTCTCGTGCGGCAGATCGGGGTAGTCTCCGATCCGATCGCGCAGCTCGCTCCAGCCCTCGTGGAGCTTCTCGAAGCGGAGCAGCGCATCAAGGCTCGCATCTTGGAGCCACTCAACCTGGTTCTCCAGGCGCTGCCGTGCGTTCAGGCCCCGTCCCCACGACTCGTCCCCGCGGCGCTCGGCGAGCTTGCCACAGAACTCCTCGAAGTCGTCGAAGACCCACTGCGGGTCGTGGACGTGGCTGATGGTCTTGATGAACCACCAGTAGGACAACATCCGGTCCCACGGGTTGCGGACCACGCTGAACGTAAACGCTCGCTCACAGAACTCGTGCTCGGGGAGCTCGCGTGGAGCCAGGTGCGTCGTGCAGATCGCCCCACCCTCGTCGAACACCCGCGCCGCATCCTCAGGCGTCGCCGTCTCGGCAACCTCGCGGGCGCCGATCGCACGCTTGATGCTCGTCCCGGCCGTCTTCGGGATGTGGATGAAGTGGATGTCCTTGGTAGCGACCGTCACGTCACGCGCACCTTCATGTCTGCGTCGTTGAGCTCGATGCGCCGATAGTCGCCGCCCTCCTTGTAGAAGGTCCGACCCTCTTCGAAGATCTCGAAGAGAATGCCGAGCGCCCGCTTGTTGGACCGCCACCAGTCCAGGCCAAGGATGGTGCGGAGTTCCATGGCGACGTACCCAGGGACTGCTCCAAGGATTCGCTCCTTGCCCTGGGTACGCCCCTTGGTCAGAGACGCTTGCTCCTTGACCGCCTTCATGCGCTTGTTGAGGAAGTCCTGCATGTCCTCGGTCTCTTCGCGAGCCCACTGGTTCAGGACCTGAAGGATGATCTCCCGCAACTTGTTGTCGCTGATGATCAGCGGGGCGTCAAGCCAAGCACTCGTCTCGTCTTCGAACATCAGGTGGCCACGCTCTTGCCGTAGAAGATCGTGTCGGGCTCGTCGTACTGCTGGGTCCACTCCGTGACCATCGCCGAGCGCATGTAGTCGCCAGCCGTCTCGATCTTGCGACGCGACGTCGGGCGGTACCACGCCTTGCAGACCATCATCGGGTCATAGATGAGGAAGTCAGCCGTCGCGCCCGCACCGCCGTCCGGGATGTCGCGGCAGAGGACGTTCTCGGTCGTGCCGAACGCCGACTGGTAGTAGATCACGTCGAACGTGCGGCGCTTGGTGTTGGCCATGTCCTCGACGGAGTCGGCCGAGCCGCTGAACGAAGCGAACGTCTTGCGCAGCGTCGCGTTCTGGATGGACACGCGGCCCATGTGGCCCTTGGACCACAAGACTTCCTGGCCCGTCTGGAACAGGGACTCGGTGAACGAGGCACCCGCGGCGCAGTCGGTCTTGTTCGACGCCGACGCGTTCGTGAGCGTGAACGCCAGGATGCCCGCCGAGCAGCGCTTCGTGCTGGTCGTGACGAACGTCTCGGTGCCGTTCCAGAAGAGGTGCTCCATTGAGTTCTTGTGGTCCTTCGAGCGAAGGTCCCACTGATCGTTGAAGAGCTTGCCGGCGGCGTAATACTTGCCGCGCGCAGCCGACATGTCGACCTCGACGCCGTGGTGCTGGATGGCGCAGGTGTTCTCCAGCCGCACGGGCTGCTTGACCGTCTTGTAGGTGTAGTCGCCACCGGTCGCGAGCAGCGTGTCGGCGCTCGAGCGCGCATCCAGGCTGCGAGTCCACCAGTGGTGAACCACGTCGGTCGCGGTCACGTTCCTGCTCATGGTGAACAGGGGCGTGTCGACGGGCGAGATGTTGAAGATCTTCTGCAGGTAGATGCTGGGCTGGACCCAGCCAGGGGTGTTCGTACCCGTCATCGTGTAACGGGTGTTACCAACTGAAGCAGGCATGGATGCCTCCTATGCGAGTCGCGTATGGACGGGCTCGCCGCGTCTAGAACAGACCACTACCATCGAGTTCGCGGTAGATGTCTGCTCTGACTGCAGCATCGGGATCGCCGCGTTCCATCGCGGCCCTCACGGGATCCTGGGCCGTATTGCCCTGCTGGCCAGGTCCGCCTCCGAGATCCATGCCGTGACGGGACAGGATCGTCTCGTCCGGCTTCTGCTGGCGCCGCCCCGCCATGACCGATTCCATGGCCATGAACAGAGCTGCCTCGACCGCCTGCTCGTTGTTGGGGTCCACGGCACCGCGCTCCACGGCACCCTGCACCATCTCGAGCGCCTTCGCCCGAGGTCCATCTGGAGACCGATCACTTAGGGCCTCCTGTCCGAACGCGTCCAGCCATCGCTGGTCGTTCGCGTCTCGCTGCCGCGCGGCTTCCTGCGCCGCCTTCATCTGCTCGCGCAGAGGCTTGGTCTGAGCCTCCACCGCGTCCTGCACACGACGGGCGCTCAGTACGTCCCTGGCTCGGGCCACCTTGGCCAGCAGGTCCGTTGCTGCAGCGCGCTCCTGGGCGTCATCGCTCGCGATATCTCGCATGGCCTTGGCCTGCGACGCTGTTACCCACTGCTCAAGCTCTTCGTTCGAGCGATGACCGACCTCGTCGTTGTACTTCGGCGCCTCGGCCTTCCGGGCCGCGTCCTGTCCATCGGACATGCGACCCACGGCCTCGGCGAGCTGCGCCTGCGTCTGCGCGAGCTGCTGCATCAACTGCGCGTTCCGCTCACGTTCCTCGCGGACCTCGGCCAGACGGCCACCGAGCGCCTTGCGGGCCTGCTCGGGGAGCTTGCTGTAGGTCTCCCGGTCTACGAAATGCGGATCGACGTAGTCAGCCTCGGCCGGCTGCTGCTGTTCGCTGACCACCTCGGGCATGCCCCGCGGCTGCTCGAGCGGGGGCGCCGCGGGGTCCAGCTCACCCTTCGCGAACTTCTCGATGAAGGAATCGTTGCTCTCACTGGGCATGCAGCGCGCTCCGGCTGGCCTTACGTCGTCTGTAACTCAGCCGCTCTCGCGCTCTGCGATCCACGGCTTCCTGCGGCTCGTCTTGTCCGCTCGTCATGCGCAGCAGCCGAGACGCAGCCTCTCGCAGCGCCTTGGCTCCAGCCGCATGTTCTACGTATGCATCCCGGCTGTGCCCACTTTCAAGCACAATCCGCGACGCCTCGCTCAGCCTGTCGTCCGCCATGCCCTCCAGCATGTCCAGCACGGCCGAGAACCCGTCCGTCCGGCCCATCGCCGCAATGGCCCGCTCACCCCGCTCACGCCAGTCTTGGCGCGACTCTTCGGGGTGGGCTTCGAGGTGGAACGGCCAGTGCTCGTTCATGACGTCAGCGTCCTAGCGCGGTTCACTTCCATCTCGGCCTGCGCCGCATTCTGCTTAATGCGGGTCAGGCCCTTGTGCGGACTGTTGCGCTGCATCTCCTTGATCAGCGCCAAGGCCTCGGCCGGCTCAAGCCCCACGTTCTGTTCGAGCTTCTCGGCCAACTGAGCCAATTGACGGCTGAACTCAGCCTGGGCCTCCATCTGCTGCAGCATCTGCTGCTGCTCTTGCGGGCTCCGCTCGCGGATGAACGCGCGGGCCAGCACCGGGTCGATGTTCGACGCGATGTACCGGAGCAACCCCTCGGGGTGCGTCTCGAATTCCAGGCTCTGGCCCACCGCGTCCTGAATCTGACCGAACGTCTGCAGCAACTGAGACGCCTGGCCGACCAGGTGCTGCGGGTCGGCCGCACCCGTCGCCGCCGTCGCCCGAGCGTGGTACCGCCCCGCGATCTGCGACTGCGTCACACGCCGGGGCTCCTCGCCCGTGATGTTCACGAAGTGCTCGCGCGGACCGTACTGCTGATACAGGGCCCAGACCTGGTTCAACGGGCGCTCGAGCTGAGCGAGCCACAGCGCGATGCGGTAGCCCGCGATCAGCGACTTGCGGCCCTGGATCGCGTCGGCCTCTCGAGCCGTCCTGCGCTCCACCGCCTGAATCTCTTCGGTCTCGACGGCGCCGACCACGTTGCCGGCCATGCCCATGTAGAAGTTCATGAGCCCGAGATTGCCGTGCTCGACACGAGGCATGTCGAGGAACCCGACGTCGCCCGGTCGGCCACGGATCGTGCAGCCCGGGTACCACTCGCCCTCGCCGGGCATCTCGACGTCGTGCCCCGCGATGATCGTTGGGTTGCCGGTCCACATCATCGTGTTCTCGGCGAAGCGCAGGTGCGCCGTCGCGTGCGACTCGAGGCTGTGGATCATGTCGGGCACGCCACGCGAGTCACGGGCGTACGGCTTGTTCACCTCGAGCCGGACCAGGGAGAACGGGATCTCCCTGTGGTCGTACGGCATGTCCTCGACCTCGAGCTCGGTGTCCGTCTGTGGCTCGACCCAGCGCACGCGCAGCACCGACTCGTCGCCCTCGGTGTCGTAGGCGTAGATCTGCCAGATCTCGTAGATGTCGTTGCCGACGTCGCCTTCCTGCCACTCGTCCATCCGCGACATCTGCTCGTACGTCAGCTCGTCCGTAATGTCGTGCGACGAGCGCCGCGAGTCAGTCATCAACTGCTCGATGTCAACCTTCCAGCCCCTGCTCTGCGCCATCTCCCGCAGCTCGTGCTCGGACCACAGATACCGCTGCGCACACCGGTCAGCCCGCGAGAAGTCCGACAGCATCCCAGGGGGGAAGATGAAATCCTGCTTCGGGATCGACACCAGCCGCGGTGCGTCCCGCAGCACCTGACGACGCTTCACACGCAGCTTCGGCTCGACCGTGCCGCCCGCGAGCCAGGCCATGATGTCGTCGCACGCCTTGGCGTCGAGCTCGTCGTTCGGGTCCAGGTCGAACAAGTCGATCACGCGCAGCTTGACCGCGTCTTCGATCTCGCCCCACACCCGGCGATTGACCGGGTTGATGTCGCTCGTCCCGAACACCGCCTCAAAGTCCGGGTCACGCACACGGCCCTCGGCATCCGGCTGCCCGTTGATCCCGGGCTGCTGCTGCTGGACTCGCGCGCGCTCCTCTTCCGACATGCCGGGCTTGATCACCAGCTTGCCGAGAACTCCAGGGAGCCGGTCACGGCGCACTGTCTCGGGCCCTGGGCGGCTCCTGGCCTCCCAATACACCTTCACGACGCCGTAGCCACCCTCGGCCGCCTCGTCCTCGATGTACGCGTGCTGCTCCTCGAAGTCGGGCATGGAGTTCGTGCCACGCCCACGCAGCAGCGACTCCATCACCATCTCGGCGTCAGCCTTGTGCTCGACCCCGTCCGCGGACATGGGGAGCATCGTGACGACTCGCGGCCTGCCGAACACCGCCGCGTGCAGCGCCGGCTTCAACTTGCCGATCTCGATGTCGCTCAGCGGCAACCATGACTCGCTGGCCCCGCGCCAGGGGCCGGCCCCCGCCAGACGGTCGTCGTGCTGCGCGTACCTCCGCGCGCTCGAGTCCGCCTTCTTGCGCAGGAACTCGTCCATGTCGTCAGCGTCACGCCGGACCTGGGCGATCAGCCGCTTCGTGCGCTCGACACCGGTCTGCTTATCGCGGGGCACTGCGCTCAACTCCACCCACGTCGCTGCCTCCCGGCACTCGGTCTAGCGAGCCGCTCTTCGGCTCTCTCGTGAACCATAGCAGATGCCCGGTCCGCTTCCGACCAGGACCTGTATCGATGCTTCGAGGCCACGATGTACCGGAGCGTGTCGATCGGGTCCTTGCCGGTGTCCGACTGTACCGTCTTGAGCCCCGCCGTCTGCTGCTTGAACTCCTCCCAGACGTTGTTCTTCAACGCCCAGATCAGGTTTCGGCACTTCCGGCTCACGTACAGCGACGGTCGATTCAGCCCGTCCACCGGCCGGTCCCGGTCGTACGTCAGCAGCGTCCGCAAGGCGCTCAGCCCCGTATCGATCTTGTCGTTCGTGTTCGTGTTGAACCGGACGCCGCCCGACTCCCGCACCCGCCGGTTCAGCTCCTCCTCGACCGAACGGCCCTGCGTCGCCGTCAACGGCGTCCGCCCGAAGTTCGGGTCCAAGTCGCGCGCCAACACCCGCCTCGCACCACCCGGCAACCCCTCCTCGACCGCGGCGATCACCCGGATGTAGTCGTCGTAGCCGAGCCCCGCAGCCGACCGCATCTTGTGGAACTCGTCCTTCGGCCACTCATCCACCGCGTACAGCGTCCCGTCCGGGCACATGCACACCCACAGCATGAACCACGGCCGACGATGGTGGGGATCAACCGCCATGAACACGGGATGCGACGTCGGCCGCCCATCCTCGCCCACCAGCGGGTCGAACTCCTCCGGGTCGTAAATGTGCAGCGCCTCGAACTCCGGCAACACCCGACCAAAGACGTGCAGGTAGTCGCCGTTCCTCCGCGCCTCCCGCTCCTCCGGCGGCAAGTCCGACAAATACGCCTCGATCTCCGGCTCGCTCAGCGAAGGGTTGTCGTAGATCGTCCCCTGAATCGCGAACACGTCTCGCCGGTCGCCGCCCAGGTTCCACGCCTTGCTGTGTACCGCGTGGTACAGGTAAACCGACTTCAAGGGCGTCGCGGCAATCAGCTCGCGCCCCCAACCCTCGCCCTGTGACGAAATCAACCCGCGCAGCGCAGCCTCGCGCATGCCCTGCGGCATCGGCTCGCTCTGGTACAGCCCGTCGATCGTCAACCCCTCGAACGGGTTCGTGTCTCCCGCCGAGTTGATGAACTGCCTGTACGACTTGATGACGATCTTGTCGCCGTTCGTCAGGTAGTACCCGGCCGTCGTCCGCCGCCCTGCCGACCCAGGGATCTTCGCGTCGATCAGCGCGCCCAGCCTCGTCTCCAGGTACGGGCAGATGATCTCCTGCGCAACGCTGCTCATGTCCTCGCAGCACGCGACCCACAGCTTCGGCCTCTCGCCAGGTGGCGCCGTCAGTGACCCATCCCAGGGCCTGACTCCCATCGCCCACGAAGCGAACTCCGCGAGCCCATGGAAGTCCTTCCCCCAGCGGTTCCCAGGCTCCAGCAACACCGTCCGGTACTGACGACACTTGCGCCACGGATACTCACCGTGCTTCGGACACGTCATCACCGCGTCCTCCGTGTCAGGCGCATAACCTACCGGCGCCCAACACTCCGGACAGAACAACGCCTTGCACGCCTCGTGGAAGCGAATCGCCCCCTCGTGCGCACGCTCGATCCGGCCCTTGATCGGATGGTTCCAGCCACCGTACAGGTACGCCGGATAACGACTCCCCAACCAGTCCGCCTCGAGCCGAGCCTCCGCGAGCTCAACGAGCTGCTTCGCTCGCCGGTACTCCCCGAGCTGCGCGAGCGTGACGGTCACGTCGTCACAGCCTCGGATCCGCTGTGCGGGCGATCAGGCGGCCGTAGTGCTCGCGCACCACCGGCGAGTCGATGCAGGCCATCGCGCCACTAAGCTCGAGTCGCACTACCACCGCCGGCATCCGCGCGTACTCGGCCTGCGCCACCGCGTCGCGCCACACCGCCGTCCACCCGTCAGCTTCCATCACGCACCTCCTTGTGATCCACCTCACCCCGCGCCAGCTCACTCTTGCGCAGCGTGCGACCACTAGACACCGCCTTCCGTGCCTTACCCGTCAACTCAGCCGCCCGCGGTCCATCCCTCGCGCCCAGCTCCTCCGCCAACCCGTCCAGCCTCTGCACCATCCCCCGCAGCTCCTCCGCGAACCCCTGAGCACTCAACCGGCGCACACCATCCAACGCCGCGTCCGTGCTCCGCTCGTTCGCCAACTGCACCAACTCCATGAACATCCCCTGCGCCTTCACGTCCCCCGTCATCGCAGCCATCGAAGCCGCCGCCATGATCCCCGGGAACCGAGGCGCCACAATCAACCCCATCGTCCAGCCCGTCAACGCGGGCCACACCTCCGGGCTCTGCGACACCTCGAGGTACTCGGCCGGCGAACACCCCGCCGCACCCAGGCACTCCGCCAGCGTCACCCCCTCCGCAACGCTCGCCAACGCCATCGCCAACGCCACCCGACGCACGAACTCCGCCGGACCCTCCACACCGTCACCTGGCGGCGCCAGCATCTCCAGGCTCACCAGCCCCGCCAGGTCCCCCGTGTCCGCCAACGCCCGACGCAGCGCCTCACCCGCACCCACCGGGTCGGGCATCACCACCTCGGCGGCCGGCGACACGCGCTCCATCTACGCCCCCTCGTGCTCCAGCACGTACCACAGCCGACCACCGTCCTCCCCCACGTACAGCCGGTCCGCGTCCCACGCAGCACGCAGAGCCGCGAACTCCGCTTCCTTCCCGTGCTTCTTCATGAAGTCCCGCAGCCCCGCATGCGCCTTACCCACCGCCGCATCCTCGGGCAACTGAACCACCGACATCCCCTCCCGGCTCGTATCCGGATCCCGCGCCAACCGCTCCAGCGCCGTACGCCACAAACCCGTACGACCCTTCCGAACTCCACCAACTCGCTTCATCTTTGCTCCAAAAAAACCGGGGCTGGCCAGCAACTATGGCGGCGTGTCCGCGTGTTATCGCTCGCCTGCACTGACCAACCCCGGCCAGGTTCACAACGGAGTGGGCGATGGCGTCGCCCGGCGGCAGACCCATCCCGCTGGCGTGGTTAGCGCCAAACAGCCTGCCCCCGTGAGCATAACACAACTTCAAACGAAGTGGGCCGCTGACGGCAGATTTTGCGGCATCGGGACGTTTCCCCGCCCGCCCCCCGCCGGCCCCCCGGGGTGGGGGGTCAGACAGACTGGTCTGTTCGGATTGGGCAGGCAGACCGGTCTGTCTGTGCCTCAGCTCGAGGCCGAGTCGGGGCGCCCGCGGATCAGGGCCGGGGGTGCGCAGCCTGGCCTGGCCCTGGACCGGACCCGACCGGACCCGACCCGACCCGCTGCAGCCCTAGCCCCCACACCCCCATGCAAGCCACGCCGAGGTGGGGTAGAACGGGGGCCTGCCACCCCACGCGCGGCCGTGTGTGGGAGTGGTATCGAGTTGATATCACCCCAATTGCGTATCCAAATGACGAATAGACACACAGGGCCGTGCCGGCCCCGGACGCTGCGACGCATCTTCGGGGGGGACGCGCTCGAGCGGAACACGACGACTCGGGCGGCCTGCGACTGCGAGCCACAGTGCATCCGCGGGCGGCACGCGATCGTGGTCTCGCCGGGTGCTCGGGCCTGGCTAGGGGTCACGGTGCGGGACGCAGAGCGGGCAGTCCGTCGGTGGCACGAGCGTATCGGCTGGCTCGAGCGTTGGTGGGACGCTTACGAGACGGACGAGGATTGGGAGCGGGTCGTACGGGGCGGGCCAAAGGGCTGGCGGGTTGAGCTGGCTGGGTACTGGATTTACCTGCGCCGTCGACGCGCGGCCGCGTACCACGGCAAGCCATACCGGCAGCAGAGCCTAAACGGGCTCAGAAAGGGCATTTGAGGGCCATCTAGAACGTTTGTGGTACTTGTGGACACATAGCGTGAGGCTATGTGTGCGATATCGGGCCAGAAAGGTGGCCTGCGGGGCGATCGGTCTACAAAGCCCACAAATCCACGAATCGCCTCCGCTGTCATACAATGGTGCGATCCCTATCCCCTCTCAGGAAGGGCCCGAAGTGCCTTTGTGGTACTTGTAGACAAAAGGGGTTGAAAGGGGGGCTGAGATGCCGAATAGGGTGTCTACAAACGTGTCTACAAGTCTACAAGACCCACAAGACCCACAAAGGCGGAGCGATGGGTCGCGTTTGCAATGTCCACAAGTAACAGAACGCCCACACCGATGGGTCGCGTTTGGCATGTGATCCCATCGACGTGTGGAAAGCCTACACACCCGTGTGGGATTTGTAGGCACCTGCGATCGGGCTACTCAGGGGTCGGAATACCCCACCGCACGCAAACCGCGCCCATTTTTGTGGGATTTGTGCTCATGTCCGGTATGGACAGCCCCGATAAGTGGGTGTATACATAGGGGGCGTCGGGGGGTTCCCGGCGCTTGAACGCACGACGGAGATAGGTTTGAAGATCGAAAACGGGACGTACAAAGTCCGGATGACCCGGGTGGAGCAGGTCGACGGCAACCCCTGGATGCTCGACTGGGTTGACGCGGACCATTGGTACGTGATGCTCGGATCCGACTCGGGGGTGTCCGACATGGAGCTGCATTTCAGCAAGGGCAAGGGCCACAACGGCGAGCCACCCACACTGGACGAGGTGCTCGACTGCCTGCGCATGGACGCACGGGGCGCGGAGGCGGCTGAGTCGTTCGAGGACTGGGCCGCCGATACCGGCCACAACCCCGACAGCCGCAAGGCCGAGCGCCTCTACCGGCACATTCTTTCGCAGTCCGCGCGCCTGGCCGCGTTGATGGGTGCGGGGTGGGACGCGTGGCTGAACGAGGAGGTGGCGCCGTGAGAGAGATCCGGAAGTGGGCCCCGAAGCACCCGACCAAGGTCCCGGGGGTCGGGACTGTAAGCGTGGACAGCCCCGCGCTGGTGACGGTGGACGTGGTCCTGCCGTCCGGCAAGGTCGAGATCCGGACCCAAGCGGGTGGGATCTACGCGGTCGATCCTGCCGAGGTGATCTAGCCCTCGGACCGCCGGCCCTGCTGCATGGCGGGGTCGCTGGCCCGGGTGCTGGACTGGCCCGCGGACCCTGGAACCCCACAACGGAGACAGAACCAATGCGCATTCCCTATCCCTGCAAGCCGCAAGCCGTGGCCGCGAAAAGTCCCGGCCGGTACGCGTTCAGCATGCCGCACTACCTGCCCGAGCTGAATGGCGACGGTCGGCCGGTCGTGTCGGCCACCGACGGCCATATGCTGGTCGTCTTGCCCGTGCCGCTCGACGACGGCGACGGGTTCAACGGCCGGACCGTGCCCCTGCCGGCGGATGTGTTGAAGACGGCGTGCAAGAAGGCCGAGCCCCGGATCAAGCTCCACGACGTGGACCCGGACATGAAGCTCGAGGTCGGCCCGTTGACGGTCACGACCGACGCAGGCGGCGAGTATCCGGACGTCGGGGCGGTGTCCCGGGACTGCAACCCGTCGAACCCACCGAAGGGTGTCCGGGTCAGGCTGAATGCGCGCAAGCTGGCCCGCCTGGCTGATGCGCTTGGGACGCACGACGTGGAGATCGTGCTGCCCGAGCCGCGTAAGTGGAACGGATCGGTCCAGGTGTCCGACGCGATCTTGGTCTTGCCTGGCGCAGACGCACCGGCGCCGGATGCGTTCGGCCTGTTGATGCCGATTGCCCGCTAGGCGCCCGCAGAAAGCAAAGGAGAACATGGCGTGCATATCACCGGACGGCGCTGGTTTCAGCGCACCTACGGCAACACCTACCATTCGGTCACGATCCACAAGGACGATGGCACGACCGAGGACTCGGGCATCCACTACGGATACGGAGACCAGCACCTCCAGACCGCGGCGAGCATGCTCGGTATCGACTACACCGGCACCCGCGCACTGCGCGAGGAGCACGGGATCACCTGGGACGTGACGGACGTCGCGCGGAAGAGGGATTTGTGATGGATGCGGAACGCAAGGAAGCGCAACGTCTGCGCCGGACGCAAATCGAGCGAGACGCGAAGATCGACGGCCTTCGGTTCGCCCTGGACTGGGCCGAGGAGCAAGGTGTGGACACGATGCACCCGGACAACCCGTTCGCATGGATCCGGAACGAGCTGCACCGCATGGGTGAGATCGAGGAGCCGACCCGGTTCCCGACCGTGGCGGAAAGGGGGACCTGGTGACCCACGACACTGCAGCAGTCACGGTCCGGCTGCACGCCCGGCACCTGGCGCAGATCGACCGAGCGCCGGGCAGCAGTCGCAGCGAACGGCTTCGGGCGTGCCTGGACAAGCTGGCCAGCCTGGATCGGTGCGTGATGGAGCCGGTGCCGGTGCCGGTGCCGGCGGTCCGGCGCGGGCGACACGTGCCCCGCAGCTAACCCACCCCATCCAGCCTCACCTTGCGCCGGCTCCCGACGCCATCGGACACGATGCGAACGGAGCTGGCGCCGTTGGGTAGGCCGACGACCCGGCCGGCCAGGCGGTTCAGGACCCGGACGCCGAACATGCGGCGCCGGGCTCGTTCGGTCCGGCCGGCCTCGAGCCACCCGAACAGGTCAAGCTCCACGGCCAGGTCGTAGAGGATCGAGGCCTTGACCCAGGCAGAGCCGTGGGCCGCGTGCCAGGCTGCGACAAAGTCCCGGTTCTCTTGGCCGGCGTCGTTCGCAGCACCCCGCCAGGCCGCCATGTTGGCGAGCCAGTCGTCGTATCCCGCGTTCGTGAGGATCCCTCCGGTGACAGCAGTCCAGCGCTCGAACCCACCGAACGCCCCACGGTGGAGCGGACGACCGTTGTCGCGCCAAGACTCGATAAGCCCCATGAGCGCGCCGAGGACCCGGGGGCGGGACTCAGTGACGAAGCCCAGAAGATCGGGGTGCCGGAAGTCGTTCCGTTCCTCGGGTGCCTCGGTATCGGGCAGCAGGCGGATGGGGACGATGCGCTTGGTGAGCTCGCCCGTGGCGTGGACGTTGTTGCCGGTGCCGACGACGGTCAGGCTGTTGGGGATGCTGGGTGCGGAACTGGCCCCCAGGATGCGGCCCTGATACTCGGAAGATGTGAGCAGGCTGGCCAAGGCGGCACTGTTGAGGTGCTCAGCCAGGTTGTCGAGGTGAAGCAAGCCCTGGCCACGGAGCAGGACGGCCAAGATACGTTTCTCGCGTTCCTCCTCCCGGTCGCCCAACTGCATGGCGGGGACCCGGCGGCCGGAGACGGCGACGCCCAGGACGATCTCGGCCAGCTTGGTTTTGCCGGTCCGCTCCATGGGGCTGTTGATGAGGTGCATGGGGACTGGCTCGCCCAGGGCGGGGCGGAGGATCGGAGTCAGGAGCAGGCCCAGGAAGTTGGCCCGGTCCGAGGACTCCTGAAACGGGAAGTCTGCCACCAGGTCCTCGAGCACGGCCTTGGCTTCGTCGAGCGGCAACGGGTCGGGGGTGACCTCGTCGGCCAGGTAGACGCCGGAGTCCGCGTTCCAGCCGGGCTTGGCGGGGCTGAAATCCGCCCCGACGCACACCGGGTGGGTCGCGAGGTGGACGAGCTCGCGGACGTCGCCCTGGACCTGCCCGAAGTCGAGCACGACCGAGGCATGGTCCCGGCTGCATGTACGGAACTGCAGTTGGAGCTCGCCCTCGTGGTCCTTGCCCACGGCCAGGCGGATCGAACCATCGATGATCGAGCGCAGACGGTGGACCGAGACCGGGCAGAACTGGCCGCCTTGGAGTTCCCCGAGCTGGCCGGCCCGCCGGTAGATGCTGCCTGGGGCGAGCTTGGCGAGGACGTGGGACGCGAAGTCGTGGTTGCCCTGCTCGACGCACTCGCCGTGCTCGATGACGTGGGACCCAGGGATGAGGACGTCGGCGCCGGGGGGGAGTTTGGGGGGCTGCTGCAGGGCGACGGAGCCGCCCGCCCGTCGCTCGGGAGCCGTTCGAGGGTGCTCGCGCCCGGCCTGCAGCCCGGACCGGATGGTCTTGGCGGTCTCGGCGGAGGACAGCCCGGCGATGACAGCCGCGGACTTGAGCTCTGCCCGGACAGTAGCCAGGTCGAGCACCCCGCCGGCCACGAGCTGGCCGAGGCTGAACGCGGCCCGGTTGAGCGTGTCGTTGCGGTTGCCCTCGGAGGCGTTGCGGACCGCGTGGACCTCTTGGTGGAGCGCGGTGGCTGCGTAGCCCAAGCCGGCGGACGGCGGGTCGGGCTTCGTCATGTCGACGTGGACCGTAGCCGGGTAGTCCGCGGGCTCACCCGTGCTGAGCCAGGTGTAGGACTCTCGAGCCACGGGGTGGATGCTAGGCGGCACGACAACCTGGCCACCCTCGCCACGCACGTCGACGTGGGGCGCGAGCCGACTGGCCGAGTTGCCGGGGCACGGGTCGGGGGCCTTGTAGTAGAAGTGCCGACCACCGGTCGGGGTCGCTGCCACGAGCCCCGTAGCTGGTGGCTCGTAGTCGCCGCCACCGGACCTGGCCTGGTCGTCGTCGATGACGATGAGCCCCGACCGTGAGCCTGTCCGGAAGCCGAGGTTGTAGCCCACGTCGAGCCAGGTGCGGACGGTGGCTTCGTCGACGGGGTCAAGGGCTGTCCAGGCGTCGAGGACCGGAATCTTACCGCGCAGGGGCGTCGTCCACGGGCCGAGACCGAGGGCGAAAAGTTGGGCGATGGGGTCTTGGTTCACGATGGTCCTCCGTACCACTGGTCGGCCAGCAACTCAGACGCCCAATCCCAGCAGCGGGCGAGCACCTCGGTCATGTTGGTTATGTCTTGGCGGCTGCAGCCATGGAGTATGCAGTCGAACGACCAGTTCGAGCACCCGTCCCACTTGACGGTGCCGTGCGCCCATCGCATGTCGGGCTCTGCGATGTCCGGCGTGATCTCGATGCCCCCGGGCCCGTACCGTTCGTAGACATCAAAGTCGACCCACGCTTCACCCACGCTGGCCGTTGCAAAAAAGTCGAGGTCGGGCCATTTGCGGGGGGCGATCATTCGTCTCCGTGCCGGAACTTGCCGGCTTCGCGATGCTGCTTCTCTTCGTCGGACAGCGGGGGCTCGCCCCAGCGGACGGAGCCGTCGGGGGTGAAGGCGCGGCAGCTGGGTTCGTGGCCTGTGTGGATCTCGATGCAAGCGTTGCAGTCCGGCTGGTGCGAGCCCCCTTCGTGACCGGAGCACCACAGGCAGTCGAAGTTCTCGGTGACGGCCCGCTCGATCAGCCGGCCGCGGCGCTCGACCTCGTTAAGTAGGTCGCAGTAATCAGCCACGCTCAAAACGACCGAGCCGTCTCCACCCTCAGCCTTGTCGATTGCAGCCTGGATGGCTTCCGTGTCGTCTGGGCTGCTGAACACTGCACGTCCGGCCCGCAGCCGCTCCACCTCGGCCTCCAGCTCCGCGATGCGGGCGTCGAACTTGGCGATGGCCGTTATCGGCTCGGACCGCACCTCAGAGAACGCGCGCCCGCCCTTACCGCCGTGGATCCACTTGTCGCCCATCACTCCCCCTCCACGGCTCGGCGCATCTTGGCGAGGCGTCTCTCGGCGCTGAACACATCCACAACGGCTCGGCACCACTCGCCATTGTGGAAAACGTAGGTGACGTCTGTGTCATAGTTAGTCCAGGCATCACCCTCCTTCGGATTCGGTGGGCGCGACCCAATCGTCACCCCAGCACCGCCCGCACGTCCTCCACTGACCTCGCCAGCACGTACACCCCGCCGAACTTCTCGATCATCCGTTGCCATCGCTTCTGCTCCTTGCTTTGTCTGCCCGTCTTGGTTTTCACTTCGATCTCGAGCCGCTGCCCGCCCTGCAGGATGCCGGACAGGTCTGCCTGCCCGGGCACCCCGAAGCGGATGACCTGGCCGGTGTGCGGGTCGCGCGCGGCGCCGGTGTTCTGGCGCCACAGGCGGATGTCCGTGCGGCTACCGAACTCGCGGAGGATCGCGGCTAGGATCTGGGATTCGGTCACCGTGCCGACTCCGCGAGGGAGATGAGGAGGTCGCGGAACTCAACCGGGGTGGCGGCACGCTGACGCGCCGACAAGCGCTCAGTCATGCCAGAGTCGCGCCCTCGAGCTTTGGCTGCGATCCTCTCAGCCGCTGAATGGAACCCCTCGTCCAGCCGCACGGTCTTGCCCTCAGCCTTGCCCCAGATCAGCGGCTCTGGCTTTGCTCCGACGTAGTAGAGCCAAGTCGCCTTGCGCGCCAAGTGCCCGTAGTGCCCCTGCTCGACGCAGCACGTCCACGCCTCTGGGAGACCTTGAGACACCAGCGGCAGATGGGCTTCGACCCACCCACCACGCTTAGGTGGCGCGACAATCGCGTGTGCGCGCCACGCGTGGGTCGCCTCCGGGTGCTCGAGCACACCACCGAACCGGCGCACGGCGTCGAGCGCTGCGGCGAAGCAGCCTCCGTCATCGCCGAGTTTGCGACGCTCGCGCGCTGATGGCCCACCGAACCAGTACCGCCCCCAGCGAGCACACGGCGGATGCGCCACCACCGGCCACGGGCCGTCGTACGTGCGCGCATCCCGCTTTTCGTCCCACGGGTCGACCTTCTCGAGCCCGTAGTAGCAGCCGTTGGTCTGGACGTAGAGCGCGGCGATCATTCCAGCACCCGCTCCTCGCAGCAGTGCCCGCACCGGAACACCCGCCGTGGACCGTACCACTGCTCGACGAGCTCGTGGGAGCGGCACTCGTAGTGCTCCTGCTCCACGCTGCGGAACCGTGGCCAGGTGCCATGCTTGTTGCGGTACTGCGCTCGAGCCCAGCCGAGCTTGTAGCCGAGTTCCGAAGCCATCCGGACGCGCACCCCATACCACTCGGCCTTGTCGGCGCGGGTGAACTTGACGAGCTCGCCGTCGTTGTCGACGCCGGGGGGATTGGTTCGAGCCTCGCGGGCGAGCGGTTCGCCACACTGCGGGCACTCCACAGCGTCGACAGGGACGACCGCGAAGCACTCTTGGCAAGTGCGGATAGGCTCGGTCATCACGGAGCGGCGCTCGCAATCGTCCAGGCTCCAATCGACAGGGTCCGTTACGAGACCGTGTTCGTGGTGGCAGCCGGCGTGGTCGAGGCACACGACCGGGCCCGGCGGGCGCATGATGCGGCCCACCATCTGGCGGAAGAGGGCCAGTGACTTCGTCGGCCGAGCCAGCACGCCGCACTGCAGGGCCGGAAGGTCCCAGCCCTCGGACAGCACCATGCAGTTGCTAACCAGCGTCGTCTCGCCTGAGCGCAGCCTGGCCAGGGAGTCGGCGCGCTGCTGGACATCTGTGCCACCGTCGATGTGCTCCGCGGCGACGCCACGGGCTTGGAACGCCTTGACGATCCGTTGGGAGTGCTCGACGTTCACCGCGAACACGACGGTCCGTTGCCCGAAGGCGCGCTGGAACCAGGTGTCGACGATCGAGCCGGTCAGTGGGTTCATGCGCTCGAGCAACTCGGGGAGCGTGTATTCGCCGGCCCGCTTGCGGATCCTGGACAGGTCGAGGGGGGGGGCGTAGACCTCGGGGGCCACGAGGTGCCCCTGCTCGACGAGATCCTGGGTCGTCACCGGCTCGACCAGACACCCGAAAATGCCGCCGAGCCCGCGGCCGTCGAGTCGGATCGGCGTCGCCGTGAGCCCGATAACCCAGGCGTCCGCGTAGCGGTCCAGGCACTTCGTCCACGATGTGGACGTGGCGTGGGCGCACTCGTCCACGATGACCAACTCAGCGGGCCAGTGCTTGCGCCGGATCAGGGACGGGATGGACGCCACCTGCACGGGCAGCGAGCGCGACTCGGTCTGGCCGGCGATGATGCGACCCGCCTGGATCCCGAAGGACGCCAGGCGGGCCACGGCCTGATCCACCAGCTCTCGACGATGGACCATGAAAATGCAGCGGTTGCCCCGCTGGAGCGCCAAGCGGATCACCTCAGATGCGACGGTTGTCTTGCCGGCTCCGGTCGGGAGGCACAGCAGCGGACGGTCAGCGTGCCGCTGGCGCAGGAGGTCGACCGCTTGTTGCTGGTAGGGGCGGAGCATCAGCGAGAGTCGCGGAGTATGCGTCGCACAGTCTTGATGTTCTGGCGCTTAAGCCAGTGCAGATGCAGATTCATGCCGATCAGGATGGACTCAAGCCCCAGAATGACTCCGATGATGGACCACGACCAGACCGGCGGAAGGGTCTTCCAAACAACGAGAAAGACGAACAGGTTCCCGAGCCAGCGTCGCCACGACATCAGAACGGCGTGTCCGCACGCGTCGGCGCCTCGCACCCGGGCGGCACGTTGCTGACGTGCTGGTACCCGCAGTGCTCGAGTTCGTCGATGAGGGCCTTGAGCTTCTGGCGCTGCTTGCCCTCCTTGTTCGTGTAGGTCTCCAGCCCCGTGCTGCACCAGAAGTGCTTGCCGATCAGGTCGAGCGGGTCGAGCTCGCCCTCGAAGTCGTCTTCGACACCAAGCGCCTTGAGCTTGGCCTTGCCAATGCCCCAGCCGGGACCGGCGAGCATGATGGTGTCGTAGAACCGGCCGTCACCCGTGACGCGGCTGGCTTCGACCTTGAACATCGGGTCCTTGTTCCGGCTCTCGGCCTCTTCGCACTTCAGGACCTCCCAGAGATGCACTCCGGCTTCGGGCGGGCCGCCAGCGGAATCGGCTTCCTTGTTCATGTTGACGCGGGCCATCAGTCGTTCTCCGTCTTCGGAACACTCTTGCGAACGCGAACGCAATCGACGGTCTCGCCGAAGCTCTCGCAGGTTGTGGCGTACAGCGTGATGCGCTTGCCGGACCAGTCGGCGACCTCGTTGCCGTGCATCAAGGCGATGACCTTGGCGTTGGTCACGTTGAGCACCAGGCGCTTCTCCTTGGTGCCGGTCTCGTCGGCCTTCGCCTTGGTCTCCTCGAAGTAGACCAGGGGCTTCTTCTCCCTCTCGCCGCCCGTGCCCTCGAGTTCCTGCACGACGACACGGCGGATGGTCAGGTGAACGTCCTGGCCCTGCAGGTCGGCGGCGCAGAGGTAGGTGGACGGGAACAGCAGTTTGTAGTGCATCTCGTTTCCTTTGCAGTTGCAGTTGCCGGATCACAGCGCCCCGGCTGGCGCGTTAAATGGCGAGGGGCTCCCCGCCGATGGTCAGTTCTGCCTTGGGCATGGCCCACTCGGGCATCGGGAACTCCAGAGTAGTCCCACCGCTCTGCCCAGGCCAGGTGTCGTTCTCCCGGCAGTCAGCCAGGATGCGCAGGCAGCGGAGGTACTTCTCGCGACCTGCAGCGATGTGCTGTTCGGTGAACACCATGACCGCCACGTCGTAGGGCGCCTCGGACTCGACCACGATCAGGGCAGGGTCGCCGTTCAGCACGATGCCGTTCGCGGCCAGGCCGTCCGCGTAGAACGCGAGCTGGCCGTCGTACCCGAGTCGCATGGCCTTCGCAGCGAACGCCCGTGGGTCGACCGTGACGCTGGTCTTGAGGTCACTCAGCCGCCCGTTGACGTGGTCCACCCGCCCGCGGCACTCAATGCCGGTCTCGGCGTCGGTCCACTCGATGAGCTGCTCGGCGAACCCGCCCTCGATCATCGGGCCAGCGATGGGGTCAGAGTGGAGCGCGTGGGCCATGTCTGCCGCCCGGGCCCACAGCTCAGCCGAGACTATTGTGTGTTCGGTGTGCTCGGCGGCCCACTCGGCAGCGGACTCCTTGCCGCCGGCGTACCCCTTGGCGCAAGCAGTCTCGTCCTTCATGCCCTTGTGAAAACGGGGCTCGCAGACATACCGCGACACGACCTCGTCCGGCTCGTACACCAGGGCATGCGTAAGCCGGCCCAGCAGCAGGGCCTCACTGTCCTTGCGGCCGTGCTCGAGGTGGTGGCGGTAGTGCTTCGGGCTCTTGTCGATGACCTTGAGCGTGGACCAGTTGACTCTGTCGGTTCGTTCGATCACGACCTCACCTCCTCCAGTTTCTGTTCCGCAGCAGCCCTGACCGCTTCGGTCATCTTTCTGTTGCCGCGCAAGATGTCGGACACGGTGGCATCGGAGACGCCGATTGCCCGAGCGACCGTGCGCTGCCAGCCGTGATCGAGTTCTCCGTCGAGCAGCGCTTTGCCAATCTCGCGGAGGATGGTTGCGTCCCTCATGGATGCTCCTTGTGTCTTGACAGGGATACTATCGGCTGTGCCGGCGACGACTGCAACAACAAAAGTACTTTTGGCCCTTGACCAATTTCGAGGATCCGCCGATAACCAGGGTGTCAACGGAGACACGCAGATGCTGATCACCTACACCCACGACCTCTGCGACGCGCTGCGCACGGACCATGAGCACCCTGTTGTTCGCGAGCTCGCCAAGCAGTTGATGGCGGTGCATGAGGCGGTTCGCGAGCACCTGGTCCGTGACGGGCTCGATAGCGAGACCGGTGGTGCGGCGCTCGACATCCCGCTGCTTGTGGCCGACCGTGAGTTCCACGAGGAATGCCCGGAGTGCGCTGAGGGCAGCCCTGACGAAGCCTGCAACACCTGCCTGGACACGATCTGGGCCGGTGCCGATGACCGCTAGAGATTCCGGGTCGCCCGGCCCTGGTCACCCCTTCTTCTTTCTTCCTATTTTCGACGGTCTGACATCGCCGTCGTCGGGGCCGGACGGCCCACTTACTCGGAGACCGACATGCCCCGACAGGGACACATGAACCGACTCAAGCCCGGCGTCTCGCTGCCCGTTCGGTGGGCTGCGATGGGCGCCGCCCTCGTGGTGATCGCGATGATCTGCGTCGCGCTGAGCGAACCTGGTGCGGGGTGGGGGCCGTGATGGAAGCGCTCGAGTTTGTCTTCGGCTCGTTCACGCGCTGGGCTGGCGTCACCGTCTGGCTGTTGATCCTGTACGCGATGGTGTGTGAGTTCACCCCGTTCCGCGGCATGTTCCAGAGGATCTACAAGTGACCGACACTCGCACAGCCATCAACCTGGAACTCGAGGACTACGCGATCCGCGTGCTTCGCGAGATCTCGGCCTGCGCCAAGTTCCACCACGGCACCGACGGCAAGTCGATGCACAGGGTGGCCCGCAAGGCGGTGCTCGATCGGCTCCCGCCTGGCGTGCGCGTCGAGGTGGAGAGGCAGGTGCCGGCATGACCCCGACGATCGAGCAGGTGTGCGAGCGCGTGGCGCGGGAGTTCTTGCGGCTTGATCGCGTTGAAACGGGGCGCGGCCCAGTGTGGCGTCGCTATCACGACGAGACTCGGGCGACATGGCAGACGGTTCCCGCCCCCGCCCCGAGCGCGGAATTCTTCTTCGCGTGCTGGGACGAGTGCAAGCGGCGGGGAATCAGTGTGTTCCCAAGCCTTTCCATCGGCGCCACACCTGAGCAGCTTACAGCGCTCTGCTGGGGCGAAGACCTGAACATCACAGAGTCCCACGGCGACCCGCGCGAAGCCCTGCCGCGCGCGATCTGGGAGTGGCTGGAGGAGCAGGCGTAATGCGACACCCGATGCAGTACATCGAAGTGGACGGCCACGGCGTACAGCGATTTCGTGCGAACGCGATCGTCCGCCGCTTGCTGGACGAAGGCGGGATCGACCTGAACCGGATCGCATGCTGGGACGTGCCGCGCGCCGACCGCGAGCAGTTCGCCCAACTGATCGGCTACTCGCTCTGCGGGTTCGCTGGGCTTGGATACGCGACCGAGCAAACGTGCGCCGCGGCCGATGCCATGGCCAATGCCGGGATGTCCGAGATTGAGGCGCGGCTTGCCGAGGCGAACCGCCTGATCGATGCGCTACGCACGGCGCTGCGTGAACCGATGGCCGACCTGTACGATAAGCACCCGGACGACCTGATGGAAGTCCGGGACGAACAGGCGAAGGAGGAGCAGGGATGAGCACCGAGCAATGGTGGCGTGCCTCGCGCTGGACTACGAATTCCATTCCAGTTGCCGTCAGGCGCTACACGGACAATAGCGTGTGGCTGATTGGCGGGCAGGGTCGGCCGGATGAGCGTTGCGCCCGGTTGGGCGTGAGAGAACGGTACTTCCCTACGAGGGTCGAGGCGCTGGAGTTCATGCGCGACCGTCAGCGTGCCGAGGTGGACTCGCTCAAGAATCGTACGCACGCAGCGAACTCACGGCTCGGAGAGATCGAGTCGGAGCTGCGCAAGGAACAGCAGGCAGCGGAGGACGAGGGATGAGCGACCGAGCGGATGTGAGTTACCGGACCACGCTGCACTTGCTGCACGCGCGCTGGCACGTCTACGACACGGAGACGGGCGACGTGGGGCTGGTGTACGAGAACGACGACGCCGTGGATGTGCCCGCCAAGGTGGCGTGGCGTGGACCGCACATGGAAGAAACGCCGTGGATGAGCCCGGCGCAAGCCCGCGCGCTAGCCAGGGCTCTGACCGAGATGGCTGACCGAGATGGCTGACCGGCTGAGCGAGCAGGCGACGGAGGGCTCGCCATGAGGCTCGGACCGGCCACCCGCGTTGCCGGCGACGGCGTGGGCCTCGAGCACCAGTGCTCGGCGTGCGACGCCTGGCTGCCGCCGGATGCGTTCACGCACTACCACCGTGGCGACAAGGGCCACACCCAGCGGCACTCGCGGTGCAAGCGGTGCCGAGCGGCCCGAACGAATCGAGACCGAAGGCGGCTGATGGATCTGGCCGCGACGACGAGCGACCCCGTAGCCCGCGCCGTGCTGACGGCGAAGGGGCGCGGGGAGCGAACCCCGGAGTAGAGACATGATCGACCAAGTCATGACCGTACGCCAGACGAAGGGCGAGGGATGAGCGAGCGAGCGGATTTCCACGTCGATGACTACGGTGCCGTGATGTGCGCGCGCTGTCGTGGCCGACTCGGTCGCAGCTACGGCATTGCCGAAGAGGACCGCCACACGCAAGACGACTGCATCCTGTCTCTTGCTGAGCGGATCGAGGAACTACAGCAGGCGGCCGACGTAATGGAACAGCAGGCCCGAGCGGCCGAGGAGGAAAAGTCATGAGCAAGGTGATCGTGACGCTGTACCTGAGAAAGACTGGCATGGCGGATCGCCGTATCGATCAAGAAGTCTATGACGTACACGACGAGCTAACCGCAGCAGGGCAGGCTGTCGAGAGTCTGTCGGATTGGCTGGTGACCGGCTGGATGCTTAGACGCGTCGCGTGCGTGTCCGGCCTGCCCGATTACCAGGCGGATGCGGAAGTCGATGGCTGACTGCAAGCTGTGGGATAGGAAGGCGGCACTGACGGCTATTCCGTACCCGAGGCTGGAGCTTGAGCCAGACGGCTCCGTGGACATGAGCGCCATCCTCGACGCTATCGAAGCCGCCCTGCCGCCCGCCGGGCCGGTGCTGACGCGGGAGGACATGGAGCGCCTGATACGTCCTCAGTCGATTGGGGACGGGTGGCGAGCCACGACACACGCCCGTGACAAGATCCGCGCCTATCTCGAAGCCACCGAAGGAGACCGGGACTCGGAGGCGTTGTCACTGGCTGGTCGCGTCGAACGGGCTGAGCGGGAGCGGGATGCGAAGGGTAGCGCCGCATCCCTGCTCAAGGAAGCCTGCGACGCCGCCATCGCTCGCGCCGAGCGCGCCGAGGCGGCCACCGATTCCCTGGCGGCGGACGTGCTGCGGTGGGCCGAGCACCCGGACACCGTGTACTCGCCCGCCGCCTTACGCGGGTGGGTCCTGTCCCGTTTCGATGCCGAGACCCGGACGACATGGGCTGTCCTTGGTGTGGAGCCCGCGAGAACATGGTTCCCGCGTTTCGCCACGCCGCCGACTGCCCGGCGTTCCACCCGAACGGAGACGTGCGATGACTGACCGCAAGAAGCTGGCCGAG